GCCTAGCGCCTGTCCAATGTAGATACCTCTAACACCTATGAAGGGGTCATTAACTGACTGAGAAGGGTAGGTTTGCAAAAAGCCTTACTTCTTGTCGCGATCTCTCGCTATCTCAGCCGGGACTATCCCAAGACTTGTTAGGTCCTAAGTGCTAGAGTTGTTTGATTCTACACGGTGCTTCCCACAGCAATCTTGTGAAGATTCTTTCCTACCAGGGCTTCCCAGAGGGGAGTCTTGGTAGCAGGGTCATCAAGCCAATCCCAGACAGGGTCTGGTTTCGGAATAATGACATCTGTTGAAAGATCTAAACAAGGGTTTGCTTGCAGATCCGCCGAGATTAGAATCTCGACCTCCTTCATAAGGTCGACAGACAATCCTAACTGCGCTTTAACCGCCGGTCTGTCCGTCCATTCAATGGACGCCAGATCAGCAAGGTCAAGCAAGTCAAATTGGATAGCTCCAGGAGTCATAGCCGCCGCGGGATTAACAATCCCGTGGAGGTTTAGACTAAATGAGAAGCTAGGATTTCGACCTTTCCACATAGTGACGAGGTAAATCCAAAATCCAGGTGAAATCAGTACCAGGGGAATAGAGAATACCCCAGTAACCCAGTCTCCTAAGAGAATAGGCATCTTCGCCCAATTTTGAGCGAAGTACTGTAGATTCTCCTCGGCAGTTCTGGTTTTGTTGGCCATATCTTTCTCAACCATAGCCTTGAAGGCTAGGATGAGATACGATACGGCAGAACTCATCGGAAGCCGCGTTACGGATTCGAACCATGAGTCAGCGAAAGCTGTTACATGGCGTCCGTCTCGCATGAGCCCCGATGGGCCAACAATAGTTACATACAATAGCATCATAAAAGTTGGTGTGACATTACGTCGCACTTTCTTAAGTGATGCAATTGCATTCTCAACTTGCTTCGGAAAAGCGATCCAACTGCGCTCGAAGAGATGCAAGACCAAGACTGGATAGAGGTAAAGGTTCCGTAGTACGGCCAGGAGTAATCCTGGACCGACTGCAGAAAGTTCACCTCGAGTTCCACTTACCCAGCGCTTAGCGAATTCGACCATTCCGGTCTCTGAGATAATTGATTTACTCAGATTAATCGGAACACCCAAATGTCGCATAAGAACTTGATAGTGTCCCGCAACAGCCTCATCGGCGATGACTAAGTCATCACCTAATAAGGCGTAATGCGGGAACCAAGTAGTCCAACCCGCACGAAGAGCAGCCAGCTGAACAATCACATGGTGACTGAAAGCAAGCATTGCCCAAGAGCTCAACGCCCCCATCGGTTGCCCGACGGCGTAACGAACAGGAGTACCCTGGAACCACCAATCCCGATCCAACAACCCTGCCCAACATTTCGCAAACCATTTTCCGAAGAGAATGGTCAAGATCTGTTGTTGTAGCGCAATTGGAAGGCGATCCGTAGCAGCTGAGAGATCAAAGCTGAAGGCCGGAAAACCTAATCGAACTCTGGGTAAAACCCACTGTTCAACAGGCTTAAACTGATCAAATGTCCCATCTTGCTCAATCTTTTTGAGCATAGAGAAGATAGCTAAATGCAGAGGCTTGAACACAAGTTGTGTCCAAAAATCCGTAATAGCAATGATCCGTCTTTTCCCGGCTCCATCCTTATTAAGGGCGGATAACCGACCTAATTTGAATGGAATAACCTTCAGACCTTTGATCGCAACCAGAACTACCATCCCTGGGAAAGAGATCAACTGGATAATGAGTAACCACGCCAATGCGAGGAACTGTCGATTGATAACTATAAACCCTAATAGAAAGATCCACTGACGTGGATTCTCTAAAAAGGCAATAGCATCACTCCCAGCAAACCAAGTTGCCCGTGGCCCATTAGGACCAGCGGACTCACTGATGCTCCAGGAGACTCCCTTAATGATCATTCGAGGAAATAGAGCCAAAACTCGGCCCAGCTCATTAATATCGAGCAATGGGCTAATCCCGTTAAAAGGATCAGTGATCGTTGCCAAATTTGGCTTCGATACAAAGTTTAAAACTCTATACATCGAAAGAACAGTAAGTACAGTTCGGACGACTAATCGGTCCTTAAGCCCACCCTCACGACGAAATCGAAGGATTACGGCGCGAAGGAGGCCAGGAACAATCGTTGGCAGGCCTGCGCGACTTAAATGTAAAGAAGGCGCTCCCTTGGTTAGGGAACGTTTCTTATGATTTAAGAAGGCAATCACATGAGCGAGTGCTTCCTTCATGTAGAGAACCAGGAATTTCTTACCTGATTTTCTCCATAAAGTGAGTAACCGTTCAGTGAACTGTTTAAAGGCACTCATGTATTCAGTCAAACCTACGGACAGGATCAACAGGTGAGTTATCCCCCAGATTTCTCCGGGAGATGCCCACCGTCGATTTACAATGGCAGCCGACATAGATTTCAAAGACATGAAAATTGTCGCGATTGATATGCGGTTGTCATTTCCAAAATCGATACTTGTCACGAGGTTATGAGGTGCGAGCACACACCCTCGCGCTTCGGCTGCCTAAGCGACGAAGACTACAGAGGTATCAAATTTTAGGGGATTATCTTCAATCCCTTTAGATGCCCACTATCATACTCTCAGACTTTGACGTGTCTGTTCGCATAATAGCTGTTCCAAACGCCTCCATCAAAAGAGGCCGAAAGGACAGGGTGGGGTCTGGTCAAACATACTCGGAGCGGCAGGGTCCCTCAGGGACTGGCTCGCGGGGTCCGAAGTATATCGTGCAACCAAACGGTTG